GGCCAAGATATTGGCATAAAGTCCCGCTTTAGACATGATTAAGCCGAGAAAATGCCAACGCCTAACACCTCAACGCCCGCGCCTGTAGTCACGCGCCATGAGCCGTTTCTAGATATTGTGTTGAACTCAATGTTATATACGCCAATGCCATTGCCAGGCGAGTTTGGCAACACCACATGAGTAAAGGTAGAACCATCTGAAATGCTAACAGTACCAGTTGCGGCAGTTGACACGGTGCAAATCAGGCGGTGCAGATAGTCACCCGCTGCGCCTGTGCCACCCAAAACACGGGCAGTTGCGCTTGCGGGGACGTGTTCATATTGGTATGCGTAAGGTGTATTTATTCCACTCATATTCGATTACTCCTAGCGGTTTGTTTGTGGATTGCCCACATATCGTTCATTGTGACTTCGTTTTCAGGGCCAACAATCAACACTTTACTCGGGTCTGGCGGTTTGTCTTTAGGTTCTTCCCGCCAACTAATTGCTAACATCCTCATGGCATCAGCGGGGTGACTTGTCCAATCATGCTTCGGTGTTTGCCTAAAAGCCTTCTTGTCCTCGTCATACTCACGCTGATACTGTCTCAATGCCTCAATGCCATCTGCGCATTTTTCGGCATCAAACCAACACCTTGGCAATGCCATCCTCACGGCCTGTATGCCATCTTGAACCGTCAAACTAGGCACAATCGCCAAGTTGTTAATGCCCAAGTGCGTTGCCATTTGCTCAATTACCGACTTCCCACCGCTTGCCAAAGTCCTAGCTCTCGCATCATGCGGTAAGTAGTGTTTTCCGTAATTGTAGGGTTTTTCTTTGATTTTTGATACAAATTCTTCAATAGTTCCACCAGAAAGGGCAAAAAAATCAACAATATGTATTTCCCCACCAATGACTTGATACCACCAAATCGCTGTGTCATCGGTATGCCCCAAGTCCCAAGCCGTGTGTGTTTTGACCTCAATTTGGTTCTCAACCTTGGTGATGCGCCCATCTTCGGCAACCTTGCGCATTTCCGTTCCCCATATCGCACCAACGATTGCCGCCTCAAAGCTGCACTCATATTCTTGCAAATATTGATCTTCCGCTAGTTGCGCCTTTGCCGCCTCTAACTCGGATTCGGGCAATAGTTTGGATTTACTAGCGGGGAGGGACAGGCTGAACCACTCATTCGGCAGCTTGCGGCTTGTCTCGTAGATGTTCCAAAACTGATTCTTTCCTTTGGGCGTGCCCCCAAAGACGCACCACCCCTGTTTGTCGGATAAGGCGGGCCTGACCACATTACCCCACACACTAGGCTTGAAATCTCCGTATTCATCAAGGTAGAGGCCATCAAATCCCAATCCACGCATGGCATCGGCATTGTCCGCACCGAATAGCCTAATCTTTGCCCCGTTTATCAATTCAATGATTAGGTCGGCCTCATTGGTCGATTTGGCAATAGGACGGGAAAAGTATTTAAGATAGTCCCACGCCACGCTCTTGGCCTGGCTTCGATACGGGGCAACATACCCAAACAAAGGCATCGGGCTTTTGCAAGTGATTGCCGCCCTAATGATGTCATTGATGGCCGCTACGGTCTTTCCCGCCCTTCGGTGAGCAACCAAACAAGCCCATCGCTCGGTTCTAGCGTGAAACTCCCTAAACTGCTTTCTAGGGCTGTAAGGTATTTCTATGATTCCGCTTGCCATTTAATGACCATCTCTTGTGGGCCACCGTCTGCACCCGTTACTTCAGAACGTGCCAATTTTGGTACATGGTACTCAACAACGCTTTGAAATAGTTCAAACGCCTTGGCTGGATTTGGCTTTACGTCTTTTAACGGGTCTCCCTCGGCAACGGCATCGAGCCATTCTGTGAGCCTGTGGGCGTTTTGATCGACAAACAAGGCTATGGCCTGTCTTGCCTCTTGCGTGACCTTGTTGGGCGTTCCAGCGGGTCTGCCGTTGGGATTATTGGTCTTTCCCTTACGGCTTTGTATTTTTTTGTTGTTTTCAGTCATTGCTTGCACCTTGTCGGGTGAGGGCGTTGATTTGGTCTTTAATTATGCGTGCGAGAAAACAGGAAAATTACACGCTCGACATCCTCAAATGCCTGTTTAACCGCCCTCATTTTTCTTTTTATCCATCGCCTTCATAGCATCGGCTAATCGCTTGCCTTTGTCAGCTTGGTTAAAGTCTTGCGCCACGCTTACAGGAATACCCATTCTTTTTGCAAATTTTGGGTCATGGGCGGCTGCGGCCATCATTCTTGCTTGTGCGGGTGAATGGCTTGGCATGGTTTAGTCCAAATACTTGAGTTTGTACAGGGTTGAATCAATGTTCTCTTGGATGTTATCCACAAGCTGATTCAGTTCTGAGTCTTGGGGTAGTTCTTTGCGGATATCCATTACAAACTTAGACAAAACTTCAAAGTATTTGATTGGATCGTTGTTTGGGGGGTGATACTCATTGGGAAACTTCTTCAGTTGCCCATATTTACCCATGTAAGCCTCGGCATAGGCGTCTGCTTGTTCGATAATTAGGTCATAGAACGTGCCAAGAGCCATGTGCTTGCTGAAACTATTGGTTGTCCAGTGCATTAAATGGGCGTTTGTGCCGCAATGCAGTAGTGCAAGGACAAAGTTTGAGACATAGCCAGAATATTTTTCCATGCTTTTTCCTAAAAAAAGTGGTGAGATTGCATTTTAGTACATTCTCACCATAAGGCTACTGCAATTTCATTATATCGGAATTGGTACATCTTTGGGCCATTGGTTATTTTCCACCAAAAGATTTACGGTTTTTTGATGGGCTTTTAACCACATCTCTTTGCGCTCGTCTTTTGACAGATGCGCACCTTGGTCTATTTCATAATGGCATTTAAGGCATAAAGCAGCCACTAGGTTGTCATCTGCCTTGATGCCCTTACCTTTGCCACCGCCCCAATTACTGTGAGCCGCTTGGACGCCATTGTCCATGCCACAGCTTTGACAAGAGAGAGCCGCCACTAACTTGAGAAGTTTCTGGCTTCTCACATACTTGTGTTTCAGGTATTGCATATTCTTGAGTTAAAAATTTGTGTCCGTTAATGCAAATGCGTCTTCGGCTGACAAATTCAGGGGTTGATCGAGTGTCTAAAACTTTGAGGTTTTCAGAGCTACAGCGAGGGCACATCATAAGTTTACTCCGTTGTTTTTACACCAAGGCGTTCGCTTGCTTGCTCTGAACGCCAAATGTCTGACTTCATCTGTGCGGCTGTTAGTTTCCATTTCAGCGTTTCTTCTTGCTCAATGGCCACAGCCAGTCCTTGCAATAGTTCCTGATATTCAGGGTGCGCATAAGCCTCACGCTCTTGTGCTACGGCTGAGTCAAACCCTTTTGTCAACGCATCCTTCATAAGCAAGGCTTTTTTGGTCTTGCGGTATTCCTCAAGGTAAATCCGTTGCGATTTTGCAACAGCAAACTTTGGGGCTTGCTCAAGGATAAATTCAATAGCTTTGTAAGGCGCTTTCATTTGTATTCTTCCTCTGCAAGTTGGCAAAAGATAGAACATTCAATATGTTGTTCTTCTGGATAGTTCCCGTCTGTTGGCTTTAATTCATCCAAATAACGGTCTTTAAAGATTGTTTGTTTTTTAAATCTTTCCAACTTTGCCATGCGGTCAAAATGTTCAGGAAAGTCAACTTTTATTTTGTTCCAATACCCCATTCCACCTTTAACGCAACCAATACAGTTGTTGTTGTGATAACCCAACTTGTACATCATTGGCAACTCAATGTTGGCGTTTTTAAGCATCCCCAAGCAATCCTCTTTGCTTAAACCCTTGTCAATCAATGGTGTCCAGATGTCCACATCGTTGTTTGCATCAATAAATCGGTCTAAACGGGCTTGTTCTTCAGCCGTATAACCAAAGACTTGTCTGTCAGTAACCTCCTCAAAGCGCTCTCTGATCTGCTTTTTAAGCGCCCTGGTGCATGGTGCGCCTTTGGGAGTGCGGATATAGTTCTTCTCAAACACACGATAAATTGACCTATCGTAGAAGTCATTGCCCAAAATCTGTATTTCTTGACCAAACCACTTTTCACATTCTTTCAAAAACCGCATGTTGTCAGAGTGTTCTTCCTTAACTTCGGTGTAAGCAATGATTAAAGGCAATTTGCCAGCGTTTTCAGCAATTGCTAACTTTGTAGCTACAGCAGAAGCCGCACCACAGGAAAACCAACAAACAATTCTCATTTGACCACTCCGATCATGCGTAAAGCCGCTTCAGGGCTGTCGATTCGTGCCAAGGTACTACCAGACCAATTCTCAAAAAAATCGGCTTGTAGCTTCGTTAAACGCTTTTTAGAGTCCGTTTTGATCTCAACCAAGAACGTGTGATTCTTGTAGCCCACCAAAAGGTCAACAGGCAAGCCAATTATCCAGACATAAGCGCCAGCGGCTCTCAATGCTGAAACTATTTGGTCTTGGTTTGCGTCAACCCTTGCTGC